CTGGAGCCAACGGCCGCAACAGTCGGCGCAGACACAGCAACCCGCCGCGCCGCCGGCCGATGATCCGTGGGGCGCGCCGGCGGCCGACCAATCGTCATTTGGGGACTTCGGCAAACCGGATCCGGAACCGGAATTCTAAAGGAGGAAGCAATGAAAGCCAGCGAACAGCAGGTGCTCATCCCGCAGGAAGCGACACCGGACACGCTCATCGACCTCATCGGCAAGACGCAGCAGGTCACCAAGGCCGCGGCCGTCGTGCTCAAGGCATGCCGCAACGTCATGGACACCAAAAACAAGCAGGAGCACATCGACAAGTGGGGCGGCATCCACGCCATCACCGAAGCCGTGTACGACTGCGCAGACCTCGCTCAGCGCATCCTCGACGCCGGCCTGGCCATGGAGAACATGTGCGCCAAGCCCGCCACGTCACGGCAGATGATCCTCATCGACGACCTGCGCCGCAGCCTCGACATGGAGGATGGCGACGTGGAGGCGTCCATCGACCCGGACACCGGCGAGATCGGCTAAGCCTCCAAGGAACCCGAACCACGGAAGGAGAAGAAGAATGTGGTTCATCATCGACGACCAGATGGCCGACGACAGGCGCATCCGACGCCTACCGCTCGCCACCGTGGGCCTGTGGGTCAAACTCTGCGTCATCCACTCCAAAGGCGTCTCGATGCAATCGAAGGACCCGTCGGCGTATCCCGGCCACTTCGACCAGCTCGACCTCAAGGACGCCGGAGGCACCATGCGCCAGCTCCAGCAGCTCATCGATGCGGGGCTCATGGAGGAGCACGACGGCGGATGGCGTCCCGTCTACGCCGAAGGCATCTGCAGGGAGCCACGAGTGCTGACCGAAGAGCAACGCGAGGCGCGCCGAAAAGCCGGAAGCAAGGGAGGCCGCCGTAAGGCCGCCAACCAAAAGGCCAAGCAAACGTCGGGCGACTTGCCGGAAAACAGCCAAGCAAACGGAGAGCAAAACGGTAGCAAACCTTCTAGCAAGTTGCTAGGGGACAGCCAAGCAAAAACATGGCATAAAACCGATACCGATACTGATATACCCTCTCCGACCCCTCCCGCCGGCAAACCGAAGCAACCCGCCACGCCGGAATCCGGCTTCGACCATTTCGCCGAAACCTATCCCGGATCCGTCGGCGCGAAAGGCCGCAAGACCGAAGTCGAAGCCAGGGCCCTGTACGCGGCCATCGCCGGAAACCCCGTCGAACTGACCCGACTCCAGACCGCGCTCCGCCGCTACAAGCACGCCGTCAACGACGGCCAAATCCGCAGCGGCCACATCCCACGGCTCAACACATGGCTCCGCGACCAGTGGAAGACCTGGGCGCCCGAACCAGTCCCGTCAACACCAATCCACAAGCACAACTGGAACTGCGAACACGTCCACCAGCTCATGGATCCGCACGAGGACGAATACGACCACACCGGAAGCCTCCGCAACGGCAACCCAAGCGAATGGTGGAAGGCATGCCAGGCGTGCGCAGACGAACTCAACAACCAAGAAACCAGCAAGGAGAAGCAATGAGCAGCTACCAAAGCAACCAGATCAAGCTCATCAACACGAGCCTGATCGACCCCCACCCCGACAATCCACGCAAGAACATCGGCGACGTGAACGACCTCGCCGCCAGCATCAAAACCAACGGCCTCCTCACGCCCCTCAGCGTCGTACCCAACGGCGAGCGCTACAGGGTCATCGCCGGCCACCGCAGACTCGCCGCATGCAAACAGGCCGGAATAAGAGCCGTCCCATGCTTCGTACTCCAGCTCGGCCCATTGCAGCAGCTCGAGGCCATGGTCACCGAGAACTGCCAGCGCGAACAGCTCACCGTCCTCGAGGAGGCCGACGCCATCCAGGGCATGCTCGACCTCGGAGCCACCACCGCCGCCGTCGCGCACAGGCTCGGCCGAAGCGCCGACTATGTGCGTGACAGAGCGAAAGCGGCGAGCATCAAGGCGGACGTCAGGAAGACACGCGACGACTTCGACCAGCTCACCATCGGCCAACTCATGGCCATCGCACGATACGACGGCCAGCCGGACCGTCAGGAACGCCTCGCGCACGCCGCGGGGACCTCGAACTTCGACTACATCCTCCACAACATCGAAGTGGAAGATCGCCGGAGCCAGTGGTTCGCCGATGTCTCCGCGCTCCTCGCCACCGGCACCACCGGTCTCAACGTCATCGAGGATCCCGGAGAGACCTTCTCGGATTCCGAATGGCATTACTCCGGCGCCATCTTCCCCGCCGCGGGCACTCCGGAAGAAACCATCGAAGAGCTCCGCAAGCAGAATCCAGACGCGGTCTCCGTCCATGAAGCGACGCAGACGATATACCTCTGGGATCGTCGTGATGCGGCCGCCGAAGCCGAAAAGGAAGCCCAGCGAGCCGCCGAACAGGCCGAACGCGACGCCCGACAGCACGTGCTCGAGGAATACGCCGCCACGACGGCTGACAAGCGCATGGCATGGCTCCACGGCCATCTCCATGCCATCAAGCGCGCCAAGCTCATCGAGACCACGGCAAGGCTCGGACTCCTGCAGACAATTGACCCGGACCCGACCGGCTTCACCAAGGACCTACACACCTGGAACGACGCCGCATGCGCCCGGGAACAGTTCGCCGCCATCGCCGGCATCAAACCGGAACAGGCGCTCGCGGAACTCCACACGCACCTCGATTCACCGGACTGGCCGACATACGCGGTCATGATCCTCACCGCCAGAATCGAATGGTTCATCAGCCCAAATGACTGGGACTGGAGTGGCGACGACAACGTCAGCCGCCGCATCCCCGGCTATTACCTGATCCTCCAAGACCTCGGCTATGAGCCATCCGACGACGAGACCGAACACCTCGACCAGCTTGTTGCCGCCATCACGGAAGAAGACGAGGAGGAAGACGAATGACCAAGGAACAGATCAACAGACTCGCCCAACTCATCACCGACACCGCGGAAACCGCGGCGAACATCGAACTCCAGGCGCTCGCCGGCGGCAAGGCCGATAACGGCATCGCCGCGATGGCCTCCGGACTAAGAACGAACTGCACTTCATGTCTGGTGCTGGTCAACGGCCTGATGCAGGAAGGAGCGCGTTGTGAGTGAGTTCGAGGACTCGAAGCGCATCGCTTTGGAACGCCAGGGCTGGCATTGCCTGCGCTGCGGCGCGAACATCCACGATCCGTCACGATGGCCCGGACGAAGCGGCCATCACCGTCAACTGCGTCGCGCGGCGAATCCGGATGTGCGGCATAGTCCCGTCAACATCATCGAGCTGTGCGGCTCGGGGACGACCGGCTGCCATGGGTGGGTCCACCAGCATGTGGCTGAGGCCGAACGGCTTGGACTGATCGTCCCGCTCGGCATAGATCCTCTCTCCACCCCAGTGCGCGACTGGCAGGGGAGATGGCTCTGGCTCAACCAGGACGGCACGGCCACGCCATTGACCATGCGCGAAACATTGACAATTCAAACGGAAGGAATGACAAATGCACGAGAATAACGGCAAACCGGAGGCGCTGCTGTGGATCGACTTTGAGACCACAGGCGTGGACAGGCGCAAAAGCCTGCCATTGGAGATCGGTATGGAATGTACCGACATGCTGGGCGAACAAAAGTTCGGATCATTGTCCCGCATCATCCGCCCGGACAGACTCGACCTCCTGTCCATGAGCCCCGTCGCCTTCTCCATGCACACCGACAACGGCCTGCTGTTCGAACTCATGGGAGGCTCCGTGCGCAATGACGGCATGGTCGTCGTGGCCAACGCCGTGGAGGAATTCCTTGACTCGCTCTCCCAGCGTTTCTCCCTCGTCCCCGCGGGGACCAACGTGGACTTCGACCTTGACTGCCTCCGCCGACTCAACCTCAACCCTGACGCGTGGCTCACCTACCGCAAATACGACATGGCCACCATCCGCCGACTCGTCACCGTGCTCGGTGCCCCGGATCCATACCAGGGCGACAGCGGCCCGCACCGGGTGAAATCCTGCATCGCACGCGACATCAAAGACTACAAGGCCATGCTCGAGACACTCGCCGTCAAGACGGGAGACCACAAGTGAGAAAGACCATCAGCCACCTCGCCGACCGGCTCGGAGACGCCATGGCCACGCTGTTCACCCTCCTCGCGCTGCTGCTCATCCCGCACGCCGTCATCAGGGCGATCATCGGACAGGCGCTCCACCAGTGGACGCCAATCACGTGGCTCGCCATCCACACCGCACTGACCATCGCGGCGCTCGTCACCAGCCTCGCCAGCTATGCGATCGCCGCACTGCTCGCACCGCCAAGACCGGAGACCTACCAATGACCGAAGACCAGCAAGACCAGCTCGTCATCAGCCTCGACACGCAATACGCCGTCGCGCACGCCATCTACAACCGATTCCACGCCAACGGCCACCGCAAACACCTCACGTGGGAAAACCTCGACGACGACGGCCGCGAACCATGGCGGCTGATAGCCAAGGACGCGATCACCGAGATGCTGGCCAGCCCGGAGATCGGAGGAACGGCATGAGCCACACCGCGATAATCCTCCTGGCGCTCGCCTTCCTGATCGGCTGGATGGGTGGCCGGGAATGAGCATCATCGTCCCATTGCACAAGTGGCGGTCGGCCGACCCGGCCATCCTGATCGGCCGCCGCTGCATCGCCCGCACCGACCAGGACGTCGTCATCGACGGCCGGCTCGAACTCATCCGCCGGCCGGACGGCACCGCCAGCCTCCGCTTCCAGGGCATCGGAAACGACATCATCGACCACGATCCGAACACATGTTCCAACAACATGAGCGCTGGCATAAGGAGCCTCGCCATCTACGGAAAGGAATGAAATGCACCACACAGACACCGTCAGAATCGCCACCAACCCACGCAAATGGCGCAGACCTGCGCCCTGCCCGGCATGCCGCAAGTCCCGGCCGCTCATCCTGACCCTCGGCACCATCTACAACCTCCGAACCCGCAAACCGGTCAACACCATCTACGGCTGCATCTGCCCCAACTGCCGGCACAAATGCATCCTCCACGTCGACGGCAAAAACCTCAAAAAAGCCATCCGCCTCTGGAACCACCACGCCAGCCGCCATCAAAGGAACGAACAATGAGAAACACCATCTGCGCCACACTTACCGCCATCACCCTCACCCTCTGCACCGCGCTCGCAGGATGCGGAAGCGCGTCGGAGCCTTCCACGCCAGCGCATGCGGTCAGGTCCGTCGACTCGCAGTGCTCCGCCGGGGCCGACGTATTCACGGAATGCGTCATCACCCTGACCGACACGAGGCAAGTGGACTGCATCGTCTACTCGACGAACGGCAAGCAGGCCGGCCTGTCCTGCGACTGGAGCCATGTGAGCGGCGCGGACAAGGAGCCGGCAAGATGAGCTACAACGTCGTCACCACGGAAGGCATCAGAACGTTCGAGAACATCGACGATGCCGGCGACTACGCGCAGGCCATGTCCCTGAGGACTGGCGAGCCGGCCAAGGTATTCCATGCCGAGACCGGACTCGTCGCATTCACCGTCCGCCCAACCACGAAGGACACGAAATGAGAATCAATTTCAACAGCAAGGATGCCGTTTTCGCCATCAAAGCCGAAAACGAAGAGGAAAAAGCCCAGCTCAAAACGTCGGCGGCCGCCATCTGCAATCTCATCATCGATTTTTTCGACGGTGAAATCCAAGAAATGAAGGCGGCGAAGGAATGAAACGCATCACACTCAAGGACACAAAATGAGCAATCGAAGTTATTTGGTGCCAAGGCCGCCAGCGTTCGACCATGAGCATCCCAGACCGAAGGAGGAAGGCGAGGTGCTGTACTGCGGAAATTGCTCAAAATGGTACGTATCATGGTTTCCTCTCACCGAAGTCAAAACCATATGGGGCCGCCGCCCCGAATGGTGGATACGCATCTTCCACCGCAAACCATACGAGACGATCATCCAGCAAATACGAAGGGAAACGAAATGAAAGACAGTGAAGCAGACATCGCCATCGGCGTGCTCAACAAACTCATCGACCAGGAACTCGAAGCCGTCCGCGCCGCGACAAGGGACGGCAATACCCCCTTCGTCGGCTACGCCCAGACCCGACACAACGCCTTCCTCTACGCCAGGGACGAGATCAGGAAGGCGCTCGCCGCAGCCGTGGATGAAAGGGGTGCGGGGAATCCGTTCCTGCCGCAGCGTGACGAGTTGGTCACGCAGGATATGCACACCTGCGATTTGTGCGGCCGGTGGTGTTCAAGTCCCGTCTATTCCATAGGCCTCATCTATGGCGGCCAGGCGAAGACATTCACCGAGGTGTGCGCCGACTGCATGTGGCGGTTGAAGTTCAGCCCGGTCCGGACCATCTCGCTGGATGCCTACCGTCTTTTCGAGCAGTGGCGCCTGTCCCAATCGGAGGCCGACGAATGAAAGACCGGACTCCGCATCTGTGCCGGAACGCTCTCGGCACAGCCATCTGCGCCAGCAATGGCATCGGACCATCCCAGGATGCCGACCGGCGTATAGAGCATTGCGTCATCTGCGGCAGGTGGTGGAAGATCTACGCCGTCTCGCCGTACCTGACCATCTGGGTCGAAGTGCCAGCCTGGATGATCTGGCTGTTCTGGCACAGAATCTGGAAGACCGACCATAAATCATCCCACGGAAAGGAACCGGAACAATGAGCGAGGAAACACTCGAACCGCCACTGCCGCCGATCGACGCGCGCACCGAAGCCGTCGCCGAACGTCTGTTCGGACTCAAATGGGCGCTCCGCAAGGACTCCACCGAAATCATCCACGAGGAATGGCAGACCGCATCCGAATGGATCCGCGACGGATACGTTCGCCAAGCCATCGAAGTGCTCGCCGCCGCTGACCAAGCGCAACCCGCGAGCGCCGACGGAGGCGATTATGAGGAGCGGATGCGCGTCGAATACCGTGAGTTGACCGCTCGTGCTGGCAGGCTCAGGGGCATGCTGCAGCGGTATGAGGATGGCACGCTCGACTTCGAGCCCGTCTGTCCGATCGGTCTGTTGAGCAGGCAGCTTGACGTCATGGATGAATACGCCGTTCTGCTCCGCCATAGAGCCAAGCTCGAACACGTCGACCTTGAAGAACAGGACTCCGCCACCGAATAAACAAAGAACCCGACCTTCCGGCCAGGCTCTGGCATTACCACAAACCAGACTATCACGCCGGAGGGAATCGAACAAATGTACGAACCAACCAACGAATCCCAACCAACCACCACCAACACCACAACAAACACCAGCCAAACAACACCAGCGCTCGCCGGTGTGTGCCTCGTCTGCGGCGGAGGATGCGCTGTCGGCGACACCATGTGCGCGAGATGCGATGGGCTGCTCCGCGGCTGGCTGCGGGAATATCCAGCATGGTTGGATTCGCTACATGAGTTCCTGGACTCGACCGCGCACTACGGAGGCCGCCAGCCTGGACGCGTCAACCTTCCAGCCGCGCCGACGCCAATCCGATTGCCGGTGCTCGACCACATGCAGGCCATCGAGGATGCCGCAATCGCACTCTGGCGCCGGTTGTACGCTCCGCCCGCCATGCCTTGGGCGACCTATGGCATGCATCCGCCGCTGGTGGACATGCTGCGTGTCTGCGCCGGCAGTCCTCGACTGCGCCGCATGCCTGACATCGCCGACTTCTACCATGAGTGGGAGTCGATGGTTCGAAAGACGCTGGACATCATCGACGTGCCGCCTGCGAAACATGGCATCGGAAGATGCCCGAACCCGCTGTGCGGAGTCGAATTGACAGCGGCGGTCGGCGCGGTAAGCGTTGCATGTCCCGTGTGCGGCAACACTTATCGTGTGGTCGACGTGCGATTGGGGTTCCTGCGGGAGTGCATCGAATTGGGCAGGGCGTTCACGGCGGGGGAGTGCGCGGAACTGCTGCGCGAATGCGGGTTCCAGTGCAGCGTGAACACGATCTACTCGTGGCGCAAGCGCGGCAGGATCCAACCGGCCGGCAGAAACGAGAAGGGACAGCCGCTGTACCGCCTGTCCGACGTACACGCGCGCCTCGCCCGGCATGACGTGATTTGACATTTTTCAAAGTGCAAGGCAGAATTGTCAGTGGATTAAAGGGTTCAAACCGGAAAACGGTTTGAACCCTTTTCATATCCACCGATGGATTCTCCTAACTCCTTGGGTTATATCCCGTCCTGTCCGAACGGCATATCGGACACGCTCCGCCCACTCCCGTCAGAGTGGACATACCCCAATGTGGCAGGCAAGCCAATCCCGTGCTTCCGTGATGCGGTGATGCTCAAATCCGCCTGCCGGTATGCCTTCGTAGGAATCAGTGGTAGATCGTACCGGCCGCGAGTCTTTATTGGATTCTCTTCCTTGTGGCCGCGTGTGGACGCGGGTTCGAATCCCGCCGAAGGCACCCATGAAACAAACCCGGGGTAGGGGTATTCGCAGATGATGGGGAGCCCCTACAAGACACGGGAGTGTCCATATACGGGAGCCCCTATACCGGCATTCCAGCAAGCCAACGGCGAAGATAGTCGTCGGCAAATCCACGGCACCCCGGGGCTCATGCATGTGGGGAGGCCACATGAGCAAGCGGCGCAACGAGCGTGTCAGCAACGGCTGGCGGCGCAGACAGCTCAGGGCAAGAGTGCTGGCCGCATACGACGTGTGCGCCATCTGCGGCAAGCCAGTCGACAAGACATTGAAGACACCACATCCGATGAGCGCCGAAGTAGACGAACTCATACCGGTCTCACGGGGCGGCGATCCGTACAGCTTCACTAACTGCAGGCTCACGCACCGCATCTGCAACAGGATGAAGAGCGACAAGACAGACGAACACGCACGAGCGCTGCTGGCCGGCAAGCAGACCATCAAACCAAGCTTGATGCCGTTCAAAACGTTCGGCATCTGACCCGATACCAGGGCAGGGTACCCGGTCATACCCCCTTGGGGTAGCCTCAGGTGCAGTGCCGATATTTCTCTTGAAATTTAAGCGTAACGAATTGTGTTACGCATACGTTGAATGAAAGGCGGAATATGGCCTTTTTCAAAGCGTCAGCATCTGACATAGAACGATTTAATAAATACTTCAGAAGCACTGACCCTAGTAAATGTTGGGAATGGAACGGTGCTCATCACCCAAAGGGATATGGCACATTCCGTCTGGCAAAGACGTCCGTTCCGGCACATCGCTTCGCATATGCATTGACTCATAACATGTTTATCCCAGATGGGATGGTGATTGATCATATCTGTCACAACCGTTCATGCGTTAATCCAGACCATTTGAGAACAGTAACGGTTCAGGAGAATTCCGAATATCGTGTTTCCTGTAATAAGAACAGCAAATCCGGAATCCGTGGTGTCTACTGGCGTAACGATCGAAAAGCATGGCAAGTTGAGGTTATCAAGAATAGGAAGGCATACAAGAGAGGTCCATTCAAGACGCTTGCACGGGCGGAAGCTGCTGCAACAAGATTGCGCGAAGAACTCGGGTTCCTCACTGGTTTTGGAATGAAGGAAACGCAATGATTTGCGAAGTATGCGGTAAGCAATTTAGGCCAAGTGGTAAGGGCAGCCAACAGAAATATTGCTCCGCGAAATGCAGGCAGAAAGACTATCGGCGTCGGAAAAAGAATCGGCCCGCACAGGACCGGAACGGTAAGCCGCCCGTCAAAGCCGTGGAAACGAAACAGAAGCCGGAAAGGGATCTCGACCAGCGGAGCTTCGAGAGGATGATGGACGGCAGCATGCTGGACATGCTGCGCGCCAACCGTGACCGACTGCAGAAGGCCATGGATGACACGTCCACACCGGCAAACGCGCTGCCTGCGATCAGCCGCCAGCTCATCGACGTATGCGAACGCATCGAATCACTCCAGGGCGGAGGTCTGACCGACCTGTTGGACGATGAGGAAGACGAGGTGACGGACGATGTCGGAGCGTCGATTGTCTGAAATCGCCAAGGTCCTCCGCCAGCCGGAAGGCATCGTCGGCAGCGAGTTCACGCGAATCAACAAAGCCGCGCGCAAGGCCGGCATCCGTTTCGACTTGTGGCAGCAGGGCTTCTTGTGGCTTCTGTTCGCCAAGAACGCGGAAGGCAAGTATGCGTGTGGCGCGGACGGCGCCGTGCTGTCCAGCTGCAGGCAGATCGGCAAAACCTTCACCGTCGGCACCGCGTTGTTCCTCAAGGCGATACTCACACCGAACCTGAAAGCCATCTGGACCGCCCACCACACGCGCACCAGCGACGAGACATTCGCGGACATGTGCGAGATGGAGCACAACCCGATGCTCGGCAGGTACGTGGAACGCATCCGCAGAGCAAACGGCCAACAGGAGATCACGTTCACGTCCGGCAGCCGCATCATGTTCGGCGCCCGAGAGAACGGTTTCGGCCGAGGCCTGCACAGCGTGGACGTGGCCGTTTTCGACGAAGCGCAGATTCTCACAGTGCGCGCGATGGACAACATGATTCCGGTTTTGAACACGAGTCCTAACCCCCTGGTCGTGTATATGGGCAATCCACCCAAGCCGGGAGACCAGTGCGAGGCGTTCACGGAGAAGCGCATGCACGCGCTGAACCATGACGGAAACCTCCTCTACGTGGAGCTTGCCGCCGACAAGGACGCGGATCCGGACGACCGCGAACAGTGGGCTAAAGCGAATCCCAGCTATCCGAAACGTACAAGCGAACAGGCAATCATGCGCATGCGCAACAACCTGTCCGACGATTCATTCCGCCGCGAGGCGCTCGGCATCTGGGACGAGACCGCCACCGCATACGCCATCGACCCCGACCAGTGGAAGGCCGCGGCCATCGACGACGTGCCCGAAGGCGGCACGGTGAGCTTCGGCATCGACATGCCGCCCGACAGGAGCGTGCTGACCATCGGAGCCGCGCTACGGTACGCGGACGGTTCGGCCATCATCCAGATGGCGAACATCAAGGACGCGCGGCAGGCGGGAACCATGTGGGCCGTGGACTGGCTCGCCGAACGCTGGCCGAAGACCGCGTGGTCATCGACGCGCAGTCGCCCGCCATGAGCCTGCTGCCCGACCTGAAGGCCGCGCACGTGAAGGTCACGGTCACGAACATGCAGGAGATGGGCCGCGCGTGCGGACGCTTCCTCGACATGCTCAAGGCCGGAACGCTCAGGCATCCACGGGACGAATACCAGCCGCAGCTGGCCGCCGCCGTCAAGGGCGCGACCACGCGCCCATTGGGACAGTCCGGCGCGATCGCCTGGAACAAGCTCGACAGCGATGTCGACATCACGCCGCTCGTGTCCACCACTCTCGCCCTGTATGGGGCGTTCACGACGCTCCGACATCCCGGAAGACGACAGATCATCGGAGGAATCTAAATGAGCGACATCCAGACAACGGCAGCGCCGGACGGGTGGAAACCTACGGGAGGAGCCGGAACGGTGCCGAAACTCGTCGTGCCGACGCACATCGACGGACTCTCCGGTGAGGAGAACGCGCTGCTGCGCGAACTCGCCGAGGTATGGACGCGCCACGCGAGCCGCAACCGAACACTCACCGCCTACTACGAGGCCAAGGAGCCACTGGTCGATTTTGGACTGACTGTGCCGAAGTCCATCAAGGATCATTACACGCCGCTTGGGTGGGCACGCAAGGCTGTGGATATGCTCGCTGAGCTTTGCGTGTTCGAGGGATTCGTCTCGCCGGGCGTGGACGACCCGTTCGAACTGCAGGACTTCATGAGCCGCATCGGATTCACTAGCGTTCTGCAGCAGGCCATCCAGACTGCGCTCATTCACGGCTGTTCGTTCCTCAGCGTCGTCCGGGACTTCGAAGGAAGACCGCTCATCCGCACGCATACCGCGGAAAGCTCGGCCGCCGTCTGGGATTACCCTGACCGGCGGGGCAGGGCGTGCATGGCCATCACCGACGTTGACGACAACAACGAGGCCACCGGACTCGTGCTCTACATGCCCGACCGCAACATCAGCGTGCAGCGCCGTCTCGGCTACTGGTGGCGTGTGGACGATGAGCAACCCACCATCGACAACGAGTGCAGCGTGTTCCGCCTCGCCTACAAGGCTACCGAGGTCAAACCGTTCGGACGCTCCCGCATCAGCCGGGACGCTATGGCCATCATCGACGGCGCGAACCGCACCATCGTGCGCGCCGAAGCGAATGCCGAATTCTACGCGTTCCCAAAAATCCTGCTGACAGGCACTTCCGAAGAACTCGCCTCGTTGGGCACGGACGACGCGTTAAAGCTTTATATGGGTCGCTACAACATGATCAGCAAGGACATCGACGGGCAGTCCCCGACCGTGACGCAACTGGCCGCGTCGAGTATGGACCCGCATCTGACGATGCTGAAAAGTTGGGCGGCGATGTTCGCCAGTGCGATGAACATTCCAGCCAGCTCGCTAGGCATCGTGTCCGACGCGAACCCGACGTCCGCCGACGCGACCGAGGCGCAACGCGAGGACCTGATTATCGAGGCGCGCCACTGCGACCGCGATTTCGGCGAATCGATCCTGCAGGCGGCACGCCTCGTGGCACGAATGCAGGACCCATCGGTGTCAGACGATGATCTGATGAAACTGCAGGTCGACTGGAAGAACCCCAACACTCCGTCAAGCTCCATGAGCGCCGACGCATTCAGCAAACTCGCCGGCAGCATCGACTCGTTCGCCAACAGCGAGGTCGGCATGACACGCGCCGGATTGAGCCGAAGCGAGATCGTCCGGCTGAAGGCCGACCAGCGCAAGGCTCAAGCCGGACAGGTACTCGACCAGATTCGCGGCATGCGCCAACAGACTGAGCAGACGCAGGACGACGGGGAAAGCCAGACCGACGCTTCCACGCAATCAACTGTTGCGGGGGGGCTGAAGGACAGCTTCGACGCACTGGGAGTAGCGATCAGAGCCGGGGTGACACCGGAATCCGCGGCATCGATGCTTGGACTGAAAGGCATTGAATTTACCGGCATGACGCCGGTCAGCCTCAAACTACCGGAAGGCGGCGGAAATGAGCCCGAACAGTCTGAACCTGCCGCCGGAACGACGCAGAAGGCTTGAACTCGACCTCAATGATTTGTACGAGGATTACACGGACACCATGAGCCGCCTGCAGAAGGAGGCCGGCAACAGTGTCTCGGGCCTCGTCTGGGACGGTGAAAGCCAGGAGCTCATCAAAGCGGAGATCAACCGGTATGCCGACGCCGCCAGCAGGCTCGCATCCGACTACTACGGCCACGTACGCGACCTGTGGGCGCAGTACGGCGGAATCGATATGCCGGAATACGAGCCGCCTTCCATCACCGCCGACCGCGCGGTCTGGCAGATGGAAGGCGGTTTCAACAACACTGACTTCATGGGATTGCACTACAAGGATGTCATTCCAGATGAAAACGGAGCCGTTCACAACAACGCCGGAAGAACCATCGACGACCTGTGGCCCACGTTCGCTGACGAGGAGCAGGCGCTGGAATACGTGCAGAATCTGATTCAGACCGTCGGGCGGCTGACCATGCAGAGGGCTGTGGCCAACGATCCCACCAAGCCTCGCTGGGCGCGTGTGCCGCGAGGGGCTAAGACATGCGCGTTCTGCCTTATGCTCGCCTCGCGTGGCTTCGCCTACCTGAGCGAGGACACCGCCGGACGGCAGATGCAATACCATACGGACTGCGACTGCGACATCGTGCCAAGCTGGGGCAGCAGCAAACTCAAAGGATACGATCCGGACAAGTATCGTGAAATGTACCAGGCAGCCAAGGCTGCGGCCGGCGATGACGGCGACTGGCGTGACACGCTAGCCCAATTGAGACGCATCTATCACGATGAGGTCAATGATGGTGTGACTGCCCAACCGACGATTCGATGGAGCGGCAAATCGATTCCAATCAGCGCTTCCGAACTATCGAGATTGTCGGATTATAGCGTCAGGATGCCTGGAGATAGATTCTCCAACGACGAGAAGATCGCGGCTTTGATGGATTGGACCGGAGACAGCTACAAAAGTATCAACGGCTACCTGTTCGGCGGACGAAACCCGTCGAAAGACGTCATCCATCAGGTCGAATGCATCGACGAAGCGATATCCGACCATATCACCCGAGAACGTTTCACGGTCGACAGGCAGATGCGGTTGTCGACGTTCCACGTCAACGACATGGAGTCGCTTTTCGATTTGAATACCGGTCGCACCTTCGAACACATCGGCTACATGGCCACCAGCATCAAGGAGGGAGGCATTGACGTTGATGGGGAAGACCGCATCGCCACAAGAATCCTGGTACCGCCGGGAAGCGCCGGCGTGTATGTGGAGCCGATCACTCAGCATCCGGGAGAATACGAAATTCTTCTGCCGAGAGGAAGGGCTCTTCGTTTCGAAGGGCTTGGAGCATCCGACGGCAGACCGATCGTTTATCTGAGACTGCTATGATTGAGCCTATGGATCGTTCCGACCGTTTCACGTTTATGCCCGGTGATTTGAAGGAAGTCACCGATGAGCGCCATCTTGCGGAAATCAAACGCAAGTATGGCGATATCTCCATGCCACAGGACGAATATGAATGGGTCAGGAACGAAGGAAAGAAGCGTTGGTCCGTCGGCGACTATGTGTCGACCGACGAGCTGCGGTCCGAATACGCGCGAAGAAAAGCGCTGGGAAATCTCTGAATCCCAGAAAGCCATCACGTCGAAACGTGATGGCTTTTCTTTTACCTTTCACACCCCAGCGATGGGGCGGGGCGCAGCCATGCGCGAAACCAACAAGAATGGCCGTCAACTCGCCGGCGTCAGGCGTGGAAACCAAGAACAAGCAAAGGAGCCACCAACCATGGCAGAAGAAAACCAGACCGGCGCGGACGGCCAACAGGAGCCGGAACAGCACTCTCCGGCCCCAAAGGACGTGAACAACGCGAAGCTGAGGACCTTCACCCAGGAGGAAGTCGACCGCATAATCAACGAGCGTCTCGGCAGGGAACGCGGCAGGAAAAGCGACTACGAGGAGCTCAAGGAGAAGGCCGGACAGACTGCCGACCTCGAATCGAAACTCTCCAAGGCGCTCGAGGAGAACGAGAAGCTCAAAAGCGAAGCCAAACAGGCCGAACACGAGAAGGAGCTCTCCACGATACGCGCCAACGTCGCGGCCAAACACGGCATCACCGACCCGAGCGTCCTCGCGGGCGACGACGAGAAGCAGATTGGCGAATACGCCGAGAAACTCATGAAGGTGTTCGTCGACATGCGTTCCCGCGGCACGGTTGCGGACCAGAGCGCCCGTACCGGACAGGCCAAGACGAAACGCTCCAGCCGTGAGGACTTCGTCAACGCCATGAGCAATACGCTCCTGTGATTCAACCAGCGAAAACATTCATTTGAAAGGACAAACCATGACAGATCCGTCCATGACCCGAAAAAGCAACGGTCTAGACCTCACCCCTGAAACCCAGGCGGAGATCTGGCAGACCGCAAAATACCAGAGCGCGTTCATGCAGCTCGTGCCGGAGATGAAACTGCCCGGCAACGGTGCTCGCGTGCCGATCATCATCGGCGACCCGGAGGCCGCATGGGTCAATGAGGGTGCGGAGAAGCCGAAGAGCGGCGTCACCTTCGGCAAGAAGGACATGCTGCCGTACACCATCGCGGTCATCATGCCGTTCTCCAACCAGTTCCGCCGAGACTTCGGCGCTCTCTACGACCAAGTCGTCGCGAAGGGGCCGGGAGCCATCGCCCGCACGTTTGACAAGACCATCATGGGCCTCGTCGACGCTCCGGGAGCGGACTTCGACACCCTGAAGAGCGCGCAGACCGTCAGCATCGGCAAGGACGTGTGGAAGAACCTGAACAAAGCCGACGACCTCGTGTCCGAAGCGGATGGAACCGTGGACGGTTGGGCGTTGAGCACCCAGGGGCGCAGTGTGCTCCGTCAGGCGACCGACAACAACGGACGCCCCCTGTTCCTCAACGGCACCGCCGCCTCCGACGTGAGCACCGTGCTCGGCAACCGCACCTACATCAGCAAGGGCGTTCACGTGCCCGCCGTATCCGAGACACCGGGACCTGCCAAGGCAGAGATCCTCGGCGTGTGCGGAGAATTCTCCTCCGCCGCATGGGGCTCCGTCGAAGGAATGCAGACCAGCATCTCCGACCAGGCGTCCATCACCATCGACGGCAAGCAGGTAAACCTGTGGGAGCACAACATGTTCGCCGTCCGAATCGAAATCGAAGTCGGGTTCCGTATCCGCGACATCAACCGCTTCGTCCTGCTCACCGCCTGACGGAGTCCGACATGACTGTCGAACCAGACGTGTTCGCCACCTCCGACGACCTCGAACAGAGGTGGCACAAACTCACCGACGAGGAACGTGAGAAAGCCGACACGCATCTCGCGGACGTGACCGACTACATCAAGGAACGCTCCCCGAACTGGCAGCGGCTCCTCGACGAACGGCCACGCCTGCTGACGAAGATCACCTGCGACATCGTCCGCAGAATCATGCAGGCCGACCCGTACGACATTCCCGGCGGCATCACGCAGATGAACCAGACCACCGGCAGCTTCAGCGAACAATACAGTTTCGGAGCGCCCACCGGCGATCTCTGGCTGCGCGACGACGAGAAACGCATCCTTGGCATCAACGCTCAGCGCGCGTTCAGCGTCGACATGGCAACGGGGGAGACGTCCTAGTGGAAACCATCGAAGTGTGGCGCGGCCAGTCCACCACCGACACGGACGGCAACCCCATCCAGGGCAAACCCGTCCGCGTCGGCACGTTCCAGGCGATGGTCGCGCCAACCTCTACCACCGACCAGACCGAGGAGAACGCCAGCCCGCAGACCATCGAATACACGATCCACATCCGCGGTAGCCAGCCGACAGGCATCCAAGCCACCGACCTGATCAAAGTCAGAGGCATCCTCCTGCCCGTCAAAGGAAAACCGCAAGTGTGGAACAACCTCCACGGACGCCACATCGGCGACGTCATCACCGTGGGCGAACGGGAAGGATAACCCATGGCCAAACGATGCAGATTCGTGTTCAACCGAAAGGCATTCAGCCAGCAGGTGCTGAAGAACGAGACCCTGCGGGGCCGCATGCGCGACGCCGCCAACGAGGCCGTCACCGACAGCCGGTGCATGGTTCGCGACCATAACGGCGCGAACCGAAACGGCGTGGCCATCCTCTGCCCCGCACCCGTGGAGAAGGCGCACGGCACATTGGAGGACACGCTCGGAAGGATGCGCGTATGAGCATCCCCATCACCCCACGGCGCACGGAGCCGCTGCTCCTGCCCAGGCTGCGGGAGCTGTTCCCGGACGTGACGTTCGACACGATCGAACGCAACGACCTCGAACCTCCCTTCACCGAAGCCACATTGGCCGACTCCATGCAAGGCATGAGCACTCCCATCTCCCAGGCCGTGCGACTGCGGCTGAGCGTGCGCTGCATGAGAGAGGACCATACGGGCGACTGGGACAAGGCCGCCCGCCTGTGGGCGGCAATCGCGAGGGAGATCATCAGGCTCGGAACCGTCGCGCCGCTCATCAGCGCGTCACTGGAATCCGGGCCGGTACGCATGACCGACGAGGACAAGAGACTGGTGAGCGCGTACGGCGTGCTCCTGCTCGAGGTATCCGTCGCCTGAACTGAAAACACAAGAAAAGACAAGCAAAGACGTGCCGCCACACGCAGAACGGAAGCGAGGTGCAGACAGGAATGTCTGACAGCAACGAAGAACCCATCGCCGTCGAACAGACGGCATCCGAAACCAGCCTGCAGGACGGGCTCGGATCGACCGACTATGGGTACGTGTCCAACGGCAATACCGCCGGCAACGTGCGTCTGATCAAGAACTACGCGCTGTTCCTGTTCCCCAAGGGCGACAGCACTTTCGTCGCGCCGACCGGCGTGAACTGGACGCCGCCGTCCAACAAGAAGCCGATCGGATACAGCACCGAGGACGGCGCCGTCCTGCATCCGGAGCCGGGCGACAGCACCGACTACAAGGCGCACAACGGCGACATCGTCCTGTCCGACACGGACCCGGGCTACTGGACGCTCCAGCTCGCCGCGATGGAAGGCCGCAAGGACGTGGTATCCGCCTACTTCGACGTGGACGTGGAATCCGACGGCGGCATCAGCATCAAGGGCGCCGGCCTGAAGAAGGAATGGATCCTCGTCCTGGTCGCGCTCGACCAGCAGGACCGCCCCTTCCTCCTGTACGGCACCAACGCGAAGGTGTCCGACCGCGACGACGTGAGCCTGAAATCCAGCGAGATCATGAACTTCAGCATGACGTTCAAGATGCTCAAGGGCACTAACGGCGAACAGTTCCACGCATGGGGCCTCGTCACCGAAGACGCCAAGTAGCCCATTGATTCTTCCCGTGCGGCCGATGGCGGTCGGCCGCACGGGACCATTACCCATAACCGCCGATAACCATGAAACGGAGACGAAATGAGCGACAACACCTACCATGTCGTGGACGTGGACCTTACCGACGCGGAGGAGCTCAAGCCCGACGTGCACCTCGAGGTCGCCGGAGCGAAACTCGACCTGCCGAACCTCAACAACGCGGAACTGCCCATCGAACTCGTCCAGGCCATCCTCCTGATCAAAAGCAAGCCCGCATTGTCCGACGAGGAAACCACGGCCTGCGTGAGCACGTTCCTCGCCTACTTCCAGACGATGCAGCCGAACTTCTGGAACGTGCTGCGCAAGACCAAACGTCCGATGGCCTACCTCACCGCGACCATCAAGGCGTGGGCCGAGGAATCCGGACTGGACCCAAAAGCGTTTACCTCGCCCACCTCTGGAACAACAATCGCGCGGCACTAGCCTACGACTGGATCCGAGCGTACGGGCAGATCTACAGGCCCGTACGCTTCCGGGAATGGGTTGAAGGCCAACGTCCACGAGTCGATTGGGGACTCGCCTGGGCGTTGACCCGCGAAATCCTCAAAGACCATACGAGCCACTCGTGGATGGCGTTGCAGAACGCCGTCTACGCGCCCGACGGAGCCGAACAGGCGGTCTGGACGCTGTCCGGACAACGCAAACGCCCATGGTTCGACCACGAGCACGACCCGCTCCGCCCGCCAACCCCGACGCACAACCTCACCCGCCGTCAACGCGAGGACAGGGAACGGCTCAAAGCCTACTTCCACATCAACGACGACCTCTGACTCCGACCGCCATCGGAATCCCAACCTACGAATAAGGAAACACGATGGCAGCACAGGACATAGGCGTCGCATACGTCCACGTCGAACCATCCGGCAAAGGATTCGGCAAAAGCATCGAAGGCGACATCGGCGACGCCGTCAACAAAGCCTCCAAGAAAAGCTCCAGCACCCTCATCTCGAAGATCGGCGGAGCATTCGGCAAAATCGGCAAGGTCGGCACAGGCGCGATCGCCACCCTCGCCGGCGGCATCACCGCATTGGCCGCCAAAGGCGGCTTCACCCGCGCCCTCAACATCGAGAACGCGCAAGCCAAACTCAAAGGCCTCGGCCACGACAGCGCGAGCGTCACCGAAATCATGAACGACGCGCTCGCATCCGTCAAGGGCACCGCGTTCGGATTGGGCGACGCCGCGACCGTCGCGGCCAGCCTGTCCGCCTCCGGCATCAAGGAAGGCGACCAGCTCACCAAGATCCTCAAGACCGTGGCCGACACCGCGCAGATCAGCGGCAGAAGCCTCACTGACATCGGCATGATCTTCGGTTCCGTCGCCGCCCGAGGCAAACTCCAGGGCGACGACATGCTCCAGCTCATGTCGAGCGGCATCCCAGTCCTCCAAATGCTCGGCAAGCATCTGAACAAGACCAGCGCCGAAGTGTCCGACATGGTCTCGGACGGCAAAATCGACTTCCAAACCTTCGCCGACGCCATGCAGGAAGGCCTAGGCGGCGCCGCACTATCCGCAGGCACCACATTCACCGGCGCCCTGGCCAACGTGAAAGCCGCGTTGAGCCGACTCGGAGAAACAGCCGCCACACCAGTCCTCGACGGCTTACGCGGCCTGTTCAACCAAGCCATCCCACTCATCGATACATTCACCGCAGCCGTCACACCAACCCTGCAAAAAGTCGGAGCGGCACTCCAACAAGGTCTCGAGAACGCGATACCCGCCACACAGGCGAAACTCAAAAACCTTGGCGACACGATCTCCAACATCCCCGGCTTCCAGATGCTCGCCTCGGCGACGGCCAGCCTCAAAAGCCAACTCACTGGCCTCTGGAACGCAATCACATCACTCATAGGCGGACTCAACAATGGCGGCGAAGCCGCCACAATGTTCTCCACAACCGCCGGCGCGCTCGCGGGAGTGGTCGCTTCGGTCGCGCAGGCGTTGTCGAACGCGGCGGGATGGGCGAAGACGTTCGTCAACACGTTCATCGAGACGGGCGCGTTGCAGCCGTTCCTTGAAAGCCTGACCGGCGTCATCTCCGGATTGGGCTCGCTGGTTTCCGTATTGGCGGCCGCGGTCTCGCAGGCCTTCGGCTTCAACGACAGCGCGCGCACCGCCAGTTCCGCGGCGCAGAGCTTCGCCGGACTGTTGAACACTTTGACCGGCGTGCTCATGACGGTGGGAGGCTGGCTGCAGTCGGTCGGACAGTGGGCGCAGCAGAACGGCGCACTGGTATCCGGCGCGTTGAAAGCCATCACCATTGCATTGCTCGCGGTCAAAGGCTGGGATATCGTCTCGGCCGGGCTGAAGACAGTTTCCGGTGGACTGAAGGCCATTTCCGCGACTGCCTCCGGTGTGGAGAAGACCGCTACGGCCACGTTCGATTTGATTGGCAAGATCTCCGACGCGGGAAGCGCGGCTGGAACACTGAAGCAACTCGCCGGCTCGTTCAATATTGTCAAGGCAGCTCAATCGGCGTGGAGCGCGGTGACCAAGGCTGCTACCGCCGTGCAGCTGGCATTCAGCGCTGCCTTGGATGCGAATCCGATCGGCATGCTTGTCGTGGCCATCGGCGCGGTCGTGGCCGCGCTGACATGGTTCTTCACCCAAACCGAAACGGGCAAACGACTCTGGAACAGCTTCGCCACATGGTTCATGGGAATCTGGAACCAGATCAGCACCGCATGCCAGCCAATCCTGCAAGCCATCGCCATATTCATCACCCAGACCATGAGCCAAATCCAACAAATCTGGCAAACCGGATGGACACTCATCACCACCGTCCTCCAAAACGTCTGGAACACGATCGGCCCCATCATCATGACCGCGCTCACCGCGATCATCACCGGCATCCAAACATTCATCACCACCATCACACCACTCCTGCAAGCAGGAATACAGAACATCCAAACCATCTTCCAAACCGCCGTCACAATCATCAGCACGGTCTGGAACGGACTCTGGAACACCATATCCACCGTCGTACAAGGCGCATGGACCATCATCGCCACAGTCATCAGCACCGCACTCGCCGTCATCCAAGGCATCATCCAACTGGCGCTCGCGGTCGTCAACGGGAACTGGAGCGCCGCGTGGTCGGCCATCCAGGGCATCGTGTCGGCAGTGTGGGGCGGCATCCAAGGCGTCGTCTCCGCCGGCATCGGCATGGTCAGCGGAGTGGTATCCGCCGCATGCTCGACCATCCGGAGCGTGTGGGCCGCGTTGTGGAATGGCGTCGGAAGCATCGTGTCGAGCGTCTGGGGCGGCATCGTCGGCACCGTAAGCAACATGGTTGGCCGTGTCGGGAGCGTCGTGAGCGGGATCGGCGGAACCGTCCGGAGCGCGGTGTCCGGCGCGGGAAGCTGGCTCGTCAGCGCGGGACGCAACATCATCCAGGGATTGATCAACGGCATCACAGGAATGGTCGGCTCGTTGTATTCCAGCATCACCAACGCGTTGTCGGGCTTGGTGGACAAGGCCAAGAACGCTTTGGGCATCCACTCGCCGTCGCGTGTGTTCCGCGACGAGGTCGGCGTGATGGTCGGACGTGGCATGGCATTGGGCATCGACGATTCCGCGCATGTGGTCAGCCGTTCCATGGATTCGCTCGTCTCCACGATGAGCCTCTCCGACGCGGACTGGTCGAAGACCGGCAGGCTGAACGTCACGGCCGGCACCGGCGCCAATGCCGGCGACGGCGATCTGCGGGAACTCATCGCGGCCGTCGAATCGCTGCACGACGACCTCGGATCGATCATCGCCAGGTACACGCCGACGATAGGGGACCGCGACTTCGCAAGGAAGGTGAGAAGTGCAATCGCTTGAATACGTGTGCGCCGCCACAGGTGAGCGAATCGGCTTCGAGGGGCCGCTGTACGGCGAGACGCTCACGGGACTGCGCGCCCGCGTCTGGGACTACAGCCTCGCCTCACGTGGCATGACGGGCATCACACGCAAGGCACGCGAGGCGACAGTCACCGTGAAGATCCACGATTCTCCGGCCACGCTCGACCTACTGCGCCGCCTCGCGGACGCCGACATGGCATCCGGGAACCCGGGCACGCTCGTGGCCGACGGCGAATGGGAAGCCAAAGCGTGGATCACGAAAAGCGAACCGCAATCCATCACGCCCACGATGGTCGAGACGCAGTTGACCATCGTGCTGGCCGATGGCGTGTGGCGCCGTCCGACCATGACGCATTTCACGCCGCGATACGATTCCGGAACCGCCGACCTTGACTATCCATATGATTATCCGCATGATTTCGCCGGCATGGCATTGGGTGCCGAGATCGTCAACGACACGTCCATCCCGCAGCCGGTCAAGCTCACGATATTCGGACCATGCGCGCAACCGTACGTCATCATCGGAAACAACCGGTACGAGGTCGACGTGACCGTGCCATCCGGCTCGCGTCTGGAAATCGACGGCACCGGCGATGTCAGGACCGTCACCATGGTCAGCGGCACAGGTCTCGTCACAAACTGCTTCGCGCAGGCCGTGCGAGGGTCGGGCAAGGATTCCGGCCGGTACGTGTTCCAACCGCTCGCGCCCGGAACACAGCCGATCAGCTGGCCGGGAGGATTCCAATTCGACTTGACGGTCTGCGAGGAAAGGAGCGAACCGCCATGGACCTGATCGTCACCGACGCCACAGGCAAACCCGTGGCGAGCCACGCTTCATACACGCTCGACCTCGCGTTCGGTAGCGGGGAGAACGACTTCGACCTGCAGGTCGAAGACGCCGCGCTCAAGGCGGGGAGCCGCATCATGATCGACGGCACCGAGTACGGCGGCATCATCGACGACACGGATGTCGACGTGGACGGAGGCCTGTCCACCGTCACTTGGCATGGCCGCGACTGGCATGGAGTGCTCGCCTCGAAGATCATCGAACCGGACAGGAACAACGATTACCTCACCCTGTCCGGCACGATTCCCGTCATTATGCGCACGCTCGTCAGCCGTGCGGGATTGCAAGGCCTGTTCACCGTCACCGACGAAAGCGCCGACCACAAGACCACCTGCCAGTTCGACCGGTACGTGGACCTGTACAGCGGTCTGGTCAAGATGCTCAGGGCAAGCGGACTCAAACTCCGGTTGCGTAATGACGGCGACAAGGTGGCCATGAGCGCCATGCCCGTCCGCACGATCGGCGACAGCATCGACTCGGACCTTATCGACTTCACCGCCAAACAGGCGGCGCACCCGATCAACCATCTCATCTGCCTGGGCAAGGGCGAACTCAAGGACCGTACCGTCATCCACTGGTACGCCGACGCGAACGGCACGTTCAGCCACACGCAGACACTCAAAGGGCTTGACGAACGCACCGCCACATACGAGTTGTCCAACGCCGAAGCCGACGAGCTCGAGGACAAGGGCAGGCAGAAATTCCAGGAACTTCGGAATGCCAGCACCATCGATGTGGACATTCCCGACGGCATCGACGCGGACGTTGGCGACCTGGTCACAGGTCGTGACAACAACACGGGCCTCGTCGTCACTGCCGAGATCTCCAAGAAGATCGTCAAGGTTTCGGGAGGCGTGCTCACCGTCACCTACGAATCCGGAGGTGCCAGCGCCGGCGGCAACAGCGGAGAATCCTCCATCGGGGATGGTGGCCACGCCTACTACGCTGGAGCCGGCCTCAAACTCGACGCCTGGACGTTCAGTGCCGACGTGACCAGAAACGACATCGACTCGCTCAACAACGCATTGTCGGGTAAACAGCCGAAAGGCGACTACATCACCGGCCTGAAAATCGGTTCGGTGGACACGCTCGCCCCCGGCGCACAGGCAAGCGCGTCGCTTACGGGCGCCGGCAGCGACAAAACCTTGAATTTGGGGCTTCCGAAAGGCGACCAGGGTCCGCAAGGGGAGAAGGGCGACAAGGGCGACACAGGACCACAGGGGGCCACCGGAGCGACCGGACCCACCGGTCCTCGGGGAGAGGAAGGAGCGACCGGGGAGCGAGGGCCGCAAGGCGTCGCCGGTCCCGAAGGCCCGCAGGGACTGCAGGGGATACGCGGCGAGAAAGGCGATAAGGGTGATGCCGGCGCGATCGGCGCGGCGGGACCGCAAGGCCCGACGGGTTCCACAGGTCCGCAGGGTCCCACGGGTCCACAGGGAGCGACCGGCCCCCAGGGCAGACAAGGCATCCAAGGTTCCCAAGGCATCCAGGGCCCGCAAGGGGAGAAGGGTGACAAGGGCGACAGCGGCGTATCCGCCCCCTCGAACGGCTTCTTCACGCTCAGCATGGAAGGCGACGGCGACCTGTACGTGAACTATCCGGACAACACGAACCCACCCTCGTTCGTCTGGGACTCCGAGAGCGGGAACCTGTACGTGGACATCCCGGAAAGGTGACACATGGCGCGACTATTGATCGGCAACATCAAAGGCCCCAAAGGCGACAAGGGCGATACCGGGGCCACCGGCCCGCAAGGCAAGCAAGGAGCGCAGGGCGTTCAGGGAGCTAAAGGCGACGTCGGCCTTCCGGCGCTCGTGATGAAGAAATCCCTCGTCGGCGAATATCCGGTGGGATCCACTTTCACGGGGAACGTGAGCGAATGGTTGAACCGAACACCACTCGCCAACGAATATTCGACCGCATTGTCAGGTGGCGGAAAATACAGCATCGTCTGGCAGTGCGTTTCACAGTCCGGCAGCCTATTCACGGGAAAGACGATTTCCCGTCAATCCATCATCGGAACGCAAGGCCCTGCCGGACCGCAAGGTCCAAAAGGTGACGTCGGCCCACAAGGCGTGAAGGGCGATACCGGCGAGACCGGGCCTAAAGGAGCCACTGGAGCTGCCGGCCCTACCGGCCCGCAAGGTCCTGAAGGGCTGAAAGGTGACAAGGGTGATAAAGGCGATGTCGGACCCGCCGGAGAAGGAGGCCCTACCGGCCCGCAAGGTCCGAAAGGCGACACCGGCCCTGCCGGACCTACCGGAGCAACAGGCCCCACCGGGCCGCAAGGCAAGCAGGGAATACAAGGTGCGCAGGGACTGCAGGGCCCACAGGGACCGACAGGACCGCAGGGTGCCAGCGGCGTGACGGCGCCAACTTCCGGATTCTTCACACTGCAGGTCGACCCGAACGGAGACCTGTACGCCGTGTACGCGGATACGACCACCGCGTCGGCGGCTCCCGTCTCCTACGATCCGGCGACGGGCGACCTGTACTACATGATCAATGACGGAAAGTAAGGAGCGCATATGACGAAGATTCTGCTCGGCAACGTCAAAGGCCCCAAAGGCGACACCGGACCGCAAGGCAAGCAGGGAGTGCAAGGACCGCAGGGCCCTGCCGGCGCCACTGGCGCGACCGGGGCCACCGGAGCGAAAGGAGAGGCCGGCCAACGCGGCGAGACCGGGTTGCCTGCCTTGATCATCACACGCATACTATCCGGATACTGGACGTCCGCATGCTCGGATTTTGACTGGCGGGCACTCAGTTTCAACCGTGCCCCGGTCGTAGGCGAATACTTCTTCGCCATGACCAATGGCGGCAAGAACCTGATGTACGCGCAGATCACAGCCACCGGGAAAAACGTGACGTTCAAACCGGTTTCCAACACAAGCCTCGTCGGACCGAAGGGCGACAAGGGCGAGACGGGCATGAGCGCAAGCCAGGCGTTCATCGCCGCCCACCCGGTCGGCTCCCTCTACTGGACCACCGCCACAACAAATCCGGGAACCACCTACGGCGGCACTTGGAAGGAATGCAACACCATCCTTCCAGGACACATCTACCAGCGCACAGCCTGAAAGAGAAAGGAACATCAATGGCACGAACCACGAACATCACCAGATACACCTGCGACCGATGCCACGCCTCCGCATACCTCGCCGACGGTGACCCACGCACCTCCAGCGACTGGCACGACATCACACACACCACCGTCGACGGAGTCGCACAGGGCGCGCTCGTCTGTACCGCATGCTGGCAGACGTTCAAAGCGCTGGCAGCCACGCAGGACGCCGCCTACGCCGCATACCTCAACAACACAACAGATAGGAAGGAATGACCATGACCATGAATCTCATCACCGGCAAGGCCGGCGCTCCGCACATCACATCCAGCGACCAAGGAGCCATGCAGGCCGGACTGGTCGGAAACGGCAACTACCTGCTGCAAGGCAGCGACGGCAAATTCCCCGCCGTGACCATGCAGTCAGCAAACAAAGCGCTCATCCCGGTCCTCAACCTTGTGATCGAAGGACGATACGCACGCGTCACCGCGGCGGAGACCGTCACGATCGAAAGCGGAGTCACGGGACGGAACCGCAACGACCTGATCTGCGTGAAATACACGCGAGGTTCGAACAACATCGAAACGATTGCGCTCGCTGTGTTGAAGGGCACCGCCACCAGTGGCACGGCGGCTGATCCCACGGTTCCGTCGGGTAGTATCCTGAACAATTCCGGTACCGTGTGGATTCCGATCGCCCGCATTCCGATCAGTGGCATCACCGCCGGAACTCCTGTCATGCTTGTCAAGCAGTTGCCTCCGATGAGCCAGCTGTGGGATTCCGTAACCCAGACGTGCCAATTGCAATGGCAGTCCACCGGCTCGTTCGTTCCGGCGCCTTACAGCGCTTCGAACACCATCAAGGTCAGGGATGGTCTGATCTTCGTTGACCTGTCATCGTTCCGAAGCGCCGTGAACACCGGCAACTTCACCGTCTGGACGTTCAAATCGGGTGTGAAACCCTCCAAAGCGGTCAGTTTGGGGTGCGTCGCGAATGTGGCCGGCATCGCGTACGGAAAACAGGCGACTTGGAACACGGACGGGTCGGTGGTCCTCATCGGCGGTGTAAGGCCAAACGATGTCATCCAATGCTTCTCGAAGATTATCCCCGTGCCAGATGGCGTGACATTCGCCTAGGCGAGCGGCACCGTGATGCATCCCTCGACCCATCCGCCCTTGCCGATCGTCATCTTCTCCGACGAGCGGAGGGCGATGGCGTTGCCCGCGGTCTGCACTTCGACGCCATGCAGCCCGACGCTGGAATTGGACACGGCGGCGCAATGCACCTCGAAAGCCGCCTCCAAGCCGGTTGGTAGCGTGAAAAGCTGGGATATCTCCCACTCCTTCGCAGCATTCCAGTCGGAGTTGAGGCGTGTGGCGTGGAATGCGACTATCAGCATCTTGCCGACCAGCGCGGTACGGTAATCCACATTCCAGTTAGTGTTCGTCTTGGTGAGGGTTACGGAAAGCTACTGTGCTGTTATCCAGCAGCCGTGCGCCGTGGAGTAGGCGGATTTCGGGTCGCCAAGCATCTGCACCTTCCCGTCACGCATGACAAGCAGGCTGAAACCGCAGGACGGGAACGCGATGATGCTCTGATCGGCGAGTGGGCGGAACGCTTCAGGGATGGTCTCAACCGCCATCGCGTAGTTCTGCACTCCGCTGCCGGTGAACTTGACGTTGCCGTTGACCGTGACTGTGCGTCCGACCCGACACAGCGTGAGGCTGTTGTTCGTATACGGCGGTTTCCACGGTTGGGTTACGGAAAGCTAGCAGATTGGGTATACGACAGTTCCGACGCAACCTTGGCTGCTACCAGTCGATCCCATGTTGGCTACCCGGATGATACCGTTGGCCTGTACGATAAGCGTTCGCGCGGTCTGGCCATTCGCGACGCAGCACATGCTGTTGACCTCGATTGGCGGCCTATACGCTTCCGGCAGAACATACTTGCACTGTTTCGCATCCCAGCTTCCGACCCCTATCGCGCCGCTAAACTTCACGAGCATCAATATTCCGGCTTTGATGACAACGAAACCATCGGCATTATAGAGGGTTACGGAAAGCTATTCAGCAGGTCAACACCAGTCGTTGCCATGCTCGCTGCATGTCCTTGAGGACGCTCAGATCAGGCTTCAAATAATACCTTGCGGTGGTCTGGATGTCGGAATGGCCGAGCTGTCGTGCGACCACGCTGATGTCGGTGCCCGCCTTGATTGCCAGCGTGCCGAACGTGTGACGCAGATTGCGTGGCGGGACAGAGGGTAGTTTCATTCGCTGGCACCATGACTTGTAACGGTTAGCGACTTGGTTCGCGTTCAGATTGCCGACCAGTCTGCCGGTCTTCGTGCCGTGCCGTAGTTCCGCCAACCGTTTGACGGCAAATCGCGGCAACGCCACGGTTCGACGGCTCAAATCGGTCTTCGGCTCGGTGACCGTCTCATGTCCTGCGACCCACTGCACGGAACGTTTGACTGTTACCGTGCCACGCCGCAGGTCAAGGTCAGACCATTCGATGCCGACCGACTCGCAACGGCGCAAACCGGCGCATACCGACACCAACAGCCATGCTTCGAGCGGATGCCCGTAGAAGCCTTTCAACAGCTTGCGCACCTCCTGCGCCGACAACACTCGCGGCTCATAGTGACGTAGGCGGGGGAGTCTGATTTCCCTTCTGGTCACATCATTGTCCGTCATGCCGCGCCGGAACGCGAGCCTGAGAATCGCACGGAACACGGCCCATGCTTTTCGCGCCGCTCCCGGCTTGTCGAAGGAGTCCAACCATGATTCGATGTCCGCCACCGTGATCGAGTCCAGGTCTTTTCCGCTCCATTGTGGGAGGATATGACGGTTCAGGGCGCTTTCATATCCCACTAGAGTGCATTCGCGGAGTTTCGCGCATGAGGGTTTCCAAACAGTGGATGCGAATGTGCCGAAAAGCATTGGTTCCTTCCCGATTATTGTTGAATAATCCCACACATTGTCGTGTTGCCGTTGGCCTGACATGCGTGTGGGTTTCTTATTGTTTCACATCCATGATTCTCCGTTCATGTTTTTAAACCCGTCGATTTCGACGGGTTTTGTTTTTAACGCTTCTTTTAAGGAGGATGTTTTGACTCAGATCAAATTCGATTTCGGCCATCCGAGTGCGGATGGCATCGCCGACTTGGCCGGTGAGACGGTTCACGTGATTCCGACGAGCCGTTTCAACAGCGGTAAGCGCATCGTGGTGCGTGACTCGTTCGAGGTGAGACTGGACGAGTATGGCACCGCGACCGTCACCGTTCCGCCGACCGATAACACGTTCGCCTACGAGGTGACCATCGGCGATAGCGCCGATTCATGGCGGTTCATTCGCGTCGTGCAGGTGCCGGATTCGACTTCGGTGTTGAATTTCTCCGATCTGGTTGAAGTTGATTCTACCACGCTCACGCCGGTGGGTACCGGCAATCCGTTGGCTGACATCGACCAGTCCGACATCGACTGGGCGTTGGCCGCCATCCGCAACTGAGAAAGGACAGAAAATGGCAAATCCGGACAAGTTCATCCGCCTGCGCGATTTCGCGAAGATCATGCGCGCCCTGCGCGAGACCGACGTGGACGGCACGACCTTCCATTACGACGAATCGAAGCACGAATACGCGAATGTCAAGGAGTTCTACAGTCAGCACCGCTCCGGCCGAATCTACGGCGTGCAGTTCCCTCGCTACTCCTTCTCCCATGTGCCCACAGGCGCGAAGACCCACGACAACGCAAACCTGTCCGTGACGGTATCCACCGCCGCGAACGCCGGACGCGACGACTACGCCTACCTCAACGCCTTCCAATGGCGCGATGTGAACGCCACCGTGGACGACTCCGGCGTGCCGCACATCACCGCCATCGAAGGGGACAGCCGATTCCGCCGCGACGGATCCAACGGAGACGTGTTCGTCATGGTCGCGCCCGGATATTTCCGCATCGACGGAGACGACAACCACATCGAACTGCTTTACAGCGACGAGCAGTACGACGGCTTCGAACCGATGCCGGGACTGCTCCTGCCGGACGGCACCGAACGCCCATGCCTGCTGTTCGCGAAATACGCGGCATCCCTGTCCGGCGGCATACCGCGCTCCTGGAGCAGCCAGAAGATCAACCCCGGCTTCGGCTGCCAGAACGACCAGATCGACCTCGCCCTGAAAAAGGGCAAGGGGTACGCCGGCCAATGCCAGCCGGACGTCTTCTACTTCCAGCTGATGCTCATGCTGAAATTCGCCACCAAGGACATGGAGGCGGCGCTCGGCGGCTGCTTCGAAAACTACACGGCTCAGGGGCCGGTCACCAAGGCCGAATCCAACGCCAAACGCGTCATCATCGCCAAGGACACCGCCGACAACATCCTCGTCGGATCCACCATCAACATCGGCACCGACAAGGAACGCAACAACAGCGGCAACCACTCCATGGCCGAGGCCCGCACCGTCCTGTCCAAGACCACCATCGACGCGACGAACGTGGCCCTCAACATCGACGGCGCCGCCATCACCACCACGACCACCGCGTTCGTCAGCACCATGCCGTGGAAGACCGGCGCCACCGACTCCATCCGCGGCAGGGGAGACGGACGCCCGCAGGCCGACCACGCCGGATGGCAGCCGGTGCGTCTGCAGGGCATCGAACGCGGCAACGGCATCTACGAGGTCGACGCGGACGCCATCGTCAACGCCTACAAGGACGCCGACGGCATCGGCCACACCGCCCTCTACCTCGTGCACGACATCACCAAGGCATCCAAGACCAGCACCGACAACTACACTCTCGTAGGCGAGTTTCCGACCCGCGACAAGACCAACGACTCGAGCTCGCGCTTCGCCGAGGACTTCAACGTCGTCGACGGGCGCGTGTTCCTGCCGACCGGCATCGGCGCCACCTCCAGCACCGGCCTCACCGACGCCGTCTATGCCAATCCGGTCCAGGCACAGGGGCTCCGACAGGTGCGCCGGTTCGGCGATCTCGGTGGTGGCTCGGGCTGCGGCGCGTTCCTCGCGTTCCTGGACGGGGGCCTGACGTACCGCTGGTGGGACTTCGGCGGCCGCCTATCCGCGCTCGGCCGCTCGAAGGCATGAGCCAAGAGCGGTGAGGGGTGAGCGCAGCGAGGGGGCGCAAGCCCCCTCATCGTCCCGCTGAAAAACATGTGGGACTCGGAGTGGCGCGCCTACCGTCCTTCGCGTCGTGCACCGGTTCGGCAATCTCAGTGATGGCTCGAACTGCGGCGCGTTCCACGCGAACCTGAACAGGGACCTGACGAACCGCAGGTGGAACATCGGCGGCCGCATACCTGGACAATCCTGTCGAAAACATCAGAACACTCCGATTACCGTCGGCCACGATCTAAGCCAGACGGCATGCCACGGCCAGATCCGAAAATGCAACACGAGCACGCGGCCGGTAGATGAACCCATCCAGCCACATCGACAGCCGCGCAAAGTCCAGATAGGAACAGCTCAATTGAAAACCTACTGCCGTCACACGCATTGCGGCACACCGGCCTTCGTCAGGAAGGCCATAGACCATTACCTGCAAGGCAAAACATCAAGACGCGACGTCACGAGATTCCTGGAACACCACCCGGACCTCGACGACCTCGCCATCAGACTCGCCGGCCAGATCAGGACCGGCGGATTCGACCATCCACGTATCCGATACTTCAACCGTGTCGAACCGATTTCCGGCAAGCATCGCGTCATCGGCCGTGAGGCCGTCGAACAGCAGATCCTCGACCACGTCGCGGTCATCGCCCTCATGCCCTTGTTCGACGCGAAGATAGGACGATGGCAGACCGCGAGCATCCCGGACCGCGGCACCAACGACGCACGACGTGTCATCCGCAAATGGATCCGCGAACCATCGAGCAAAGTCTTCGTCAAACTCGATGTGCGCAAATGCTATCCATCGATTGATCGGCCGACGCTCAAGGCGATGCTCTCGCACGACGTCGGCGACATGACGCTCCTGCGCCTCGTCTTCCACCTCATCGACTCCTACGCCGGCGATAACGGCCTGAACATCGGCAGCTACCTCAGCCAATACCTGGCGAATTATTACCTGTCGTCCATCTGGCACTTCTGCGAGCACGGACTCACCAAAACCAGACGGCACAGGGACGGCACCACCACGAAGCGAAGGCTCGTCACCCACGTCCTCTTCTACATGGACGACATCCTGCTGCTCGGACGCTCGAAACGCGACCTGTCGATCGCGGCAAGACGCATCACCACCTTCGCGCACGACCGGCTCAAACTCGACATGCACCCCGAATGGAACGTCAAGCACGTCGGCATCGAACCAATCGACATGGTCGGCTACACGTTCCGGCTCGGCCGGACGAACATCAGACCCGGCATATTCCTGCGAGCCGGACGGACCTTCGCCAGATTCCGCCGACACCCAAGGAACCTGACACTGGCGCGCAGATGCGCCAGCTACTACGGATACTTCATCCACTCCGACTCGACGCTCGTGCGCCGCCGCCGGCAGGTGGACAAGACAATGCGCATGGCCAAGCGGACGCTGGCCCGCGCCAACCAACAACCAAGGAAGGAAAAAAGATGAGCAAACTCGTCACCAGCGCCACACCGCTGGAAAAGGTCGAATACTTCAGGCGGGGCGACGGCCTCGCCGACATCTGGCTCCGCGAGGACATCAAGCAGGTCCAGCATCTCGGCACCGATGGCACCGAGACCACCGAATACACGGCGCAGGAAACCTACCTGTGCCGCGACCTGACCGAACAGGAGGCGGTCGAGCAATTCGACAGCCTCATCCAATCGGCCGAGATCGAATCGATGGACGACAAGGAGCGCATCGCACAGCTCGAGCAGCAGGCCGTCGACAACGCCACCGCCATCGCGGCCCTCTACGAGGCGCAACTCACCACAGCGTCCGCCAACGATGCCGGAGCAAAGGAGCAAGCATGAACACCCTGCAGCAAGCCATGATCGCCATCTACGCCAACCTCGTCCGCTCCGGAGCCCGCACCATCGACTCCATCCCCAAAAACCTGCGCGACGAAGTCCAGAAGCGCCTCGACCCATGGAGCTCGGATGACGCCGCTTAACCTCTTTTCAAGCACGGAATTCTGGACGTCTCTCATCGTCGCCCTGATCGGCGGTGGAGGAGTGGGTGCCATCATCGGCGCCATCTCCAGCAGACGCAAGGACACCGCGGACATCGCCGCGAAGGCTTGCGACATCCTCACCGATTCCGTCATCAAGCCTTTGAGGGAACAGGTCGAGTCGCAGGAGGAGCAGATCCAGCACCTGGAGGATCAGCAGCGAAAATACTTCGCGCTCGCCGCATACACGAGGCAGCTGTTCCATTGGTTGCAACAGTTCTGCGAGATCGTCGAGCCCGATTTCCTCAAGCGGCATCCGAAACCGCACCTGCCGGACGAGCTGCGCGCCGACGTGGCGCCGGAGACCGTGGAGGACGCATGACCTTCGTCATCGCCTGGATCGGTCTCGTCGCGCTCGTCCTGTTTTTCAATCGTGGCGCCCACATGTGACGCCATCAACCATGAAACCACGCGTGAAAACGTGGGGTTTCCCGTTTTCAGAGAAAGGAAATGAATGCGCAAGCACAAGCCTCCGTGGCTCAAACGAATCCGGCTGGCGGTGACCGGCGTGGTCATGGCCATCACCATGGCCGTGGCGCCCGCCGCGATGGCCGACCTGAACGGATACGACGTATCCGGCTACCAGGCCCCGGACATCACGCAGGTCGCTCCGGCCGACTTCGCGATCGTCAAGGTCAACCAGGGCTGGTACATCAACTCCAGCTGGGGCCAGCAAGCATCCGGCGCCGTCAACACCGGCAAGGAGCTAGGCCTGTACGATTACGCGTCCGGAATGGACGCCACGACCGAAGCCGACAACTTCGTCAACCACATCACCGGATACGTCGGCAAGGCCATGCTCGTCCTCGACTGGGAGCCATACCAGAACGCCGCGTGGGGCAACAGCAACTGGGTGCGGACGTGGGTATACCGCGTCCACGCCAGGACGGGAGTGTGGCCCGTCGTCTACTGCTCCAAGGGCTTCGTCGGCCAGATACCGGCGGACGTCCGAGCCAAGTGCATGCTGTGGGCGGCGCAGTACGCCAACAACTACGCGACCGGCTACCAGGACTCCCCATGGCTCGCCGGATCGCAGGGCGAAGGCATGCTCCAGTACACGAGCACTGGCTACCTCAACGGACATGGACCGCTCGACCTCGACAAATTCTTCGGAGACAGGACGGCATGGCGCAAGATCGCCTGCGGCGAACGCGCCGGCTGCTCCACCACCGGAGGATCCACCGGCACGCCGAACGTCCACGTGGAGAAGCGGACGACCAACACCACCGACCTGAACGCCATGGCCACCGCCGTCATCCGCGGCGATTACGGCAACGGCGCCGATCGGCAGTCCCGTCTCGGCGACAACTACCAGGCGGTGATGAACATCGTCAACAGCCGCCTGTCCGGTTCGACGTACTCCGGCCCGACCACCGTGACCCGCACGACGACCCGCACCTACGTGGTCCGCTCCGGCGACACCGTGTCGGCCATCGCCGAGCGCACCGGCCTCAAGCCGGCCTCCGCATGGCGCGTGCCGTCCGGCAACATCAACCGGATCTACGTCGGCCAGACGATCACCTACTACGGCTCGTCCACCGTCTCCACGCCGTCCACGACCTACTCGTCCACGCACGTGGTCAGCGCAGGCGAGAGCCTGTGGAAGATCTACGGATCCGGCTGGTACGCCGCGGCCCAGCGCAACGGCCTCCGTCCGCCGTACACCATCTATCCAGGCCAGCGGCTCCGCTGACCGGACTCCAGCTCCACGATTAAGCGTTGTGGAGCCGGTTCCTGCAACACATAAAGGAGGTGTGGAATGGACAAGGACACCAAGACTGAGCTCGACTATCTGCTGCCCGACAAGGCATACGAGATCCTCAAGTGGGTCGCGCTGATCGCCCTGCCGGCCGTCGCATGGCTGGTCGGCGCGGTCGGCCCGCAGTGGGGACTGCCTCACTGCGGCGAGATCGTCACGACCATCAACGCCGTCGGCGTTTTCGTCGGCGCTCTGATCGGCGTGAGCCAGCTCACGGCCACCAAGCCGGACGATGATTCCGACAAAGATTAAGCGTTGCCACAAAATCAGCGACAACACTTAACAGAACTTCGTATCGGACTTAACAGCTGTTAAGCTGCCGCTAAGTCCATACGAAGTTGCCCCTCTCTCAGCCAAGGCTGGGGGAGGGGCTTTTCTTGTTATTCGGTCTTGTTCTTGCGTGGGCGTCCTCCGCCGACGCCGCGACCGGGACGACTGGCGTTCCATCGGTCGATGGTGTCGGGGAGCCATCCGCGAGTGCGGCCGATCGTGGCGTCCGGCTCGGGGAGCTTGTAGGCGCTGACTGCGGCCGTGCTGATGCCGAGCCGTTTGGCCACGTCGGTGACGCCCAGGTATTCGGTGGTCATTCGCCGTCCTCCCATTTCGTGGAGGCGAGGGCGAGGATTCCGGCGAAGCATCCGAGCGTGCCTGCCGGGAGGGCCTTGCCGCCGACGCCGAGCAGCAGGCTCACGATTCCTGCCGCGAACGCGATTTTGATGAGTTTGTCCTTCATGATGTTCATGGGTTAATCTGGTGGGGCCGAGTCCCGGATAGGTAGAGAATCCGGGACTCGGTTTTCAGCGCCGTCCGTGGCGGCTTGGCCGGTGGATGAATATCAGGATGACGGTTGATATTCCGACCAGCGCGGAGCCGATGTCGCCGAGTATCGCGGCGATGTCCTTGACGGTCTGCCAGATGTTTTCCATGTTCACCTCCTTTCCTTGACATAAAATATATTAGCACAGTAAATAAAGTAATGCAAGTCGAAACACAAGAAAACACCATGGAAGGCGGAGTCAGGCAATGCAAGGCTCCGCCTCTCTTTCACTTTGCGCGCGTCGACAGCCGAAGAGGTGGTGGGTGGTGCAGTGGAAAAATAGCGAATCCACTGACATCCTCGAGGTGGTATTTCAAGTGGCGCAGGAAAACGAGAATCATTTGAAACGGCTTCATTCCAACGATTCCATCGATTTGCTCACATATATGATGGGTTTTTGGAAACACAACTATCCGGCATGCGGGTGCCCTTCCATGTTATCCGGTCCGATTCCACACCGTGGGACGCGAAGCAAGCCTATTCCTTGGCGTTATTGGGCGCGCGCATGTCGTGCGATGCCATCGACATCTTCCGTGGTCGGCAAAAGCCGGCGCATGTAGAGCGTATTCTAACGGAGGACTGT